TCTGTAACATATACACCAGTGTTGTGTTTCTTATCACTGTCTAGTTTTGCAACACGATGTTGTATTTTATTTAATATTACATTTCTATCTGCAAAATCTATGTCAATATCTGGCATTATAAATTACTCTCTTTTGCAACGTCTTTTACTAGTTGCACGTCTTTGGGTTGTCTATTAAATCGCATAGCCCAATGTTCAGGGTTCATTATGTGATATACTATACTTAGTTGTTCTTCATTAAGTTGATTAAGTAATTGCTTTCCGCTTTTGCAATTTAAAATTAACCAAGGTGATATTTTACCATCTTTAATATGCCATACTGCTCTGTTCAATGATACGTGTTGAAAGTAGTGATTCCAAGGAGCAGGAGGATTTTCTTCTGCCCATTCCATCATAGTCATTATACTGCGTTCAAGTGCTGTTTCTACACCTTCTTTACGTATTAATTCAATAGCATATTTTTCATACATTTCTTCTCTACACCAGTGATCTAATTTTACGCCACTAGTTACTACATGATTGATATACTTCTCAGGATATAAGGGCCGCACGTTACTAATAAAACTGCCAAACTTAACAAAAGCGTTATAGTACGGAGATTTGCAAAATTCATCATATGTTTTTTCCTTTTTTGCTCCTGCACTTAATTTATAAAATTGGTTAAATGCATAAAAGCCTAATTGTACTCGTTTTTCATTTTTTTGTAGGTGTCGTCTTTTTTGTTCGCAAACGTGTACTGATAAAGTTTTTTCCTTAGTGTAACCAGTACCACAGTACTCACATACATAAGGCTTTTCAGATTGCGTTTTCGAAACCATGTTCTTCAGCCAGTTTTTTGAGTTCTTTTGTTGTAGATATTCTAGCAAGTAATTCTACCTCATCTTGTTTCATATTAGGAAATAGTTTTTCTAAAAATTTAACTGCCTTGCTATTGCTTTTATTTTTTTGTTTCAAACCGATCCATTGATGTTTTCTAATATTACTTTTAGCATCACGTGTCGCACATAATAATTGCCATTGTAGTTGCGGATGTCTTGTTCCTAGTTCATTCCAGTTTTTATTATAATATTCGTTTGTTAAAATAACAGCAAGTTCTTGTGCATCTCTGTTGCCTAAAACAGAACTAGCATATCTATTAAGCAACCAAAAATTTACACATTTCTTTTGCTCGTCGGTTAATTCCTTCCATACGGATTTTGCATTTTCATCAATGCAAGCGAGTATTACTTTTAAAGGCAGTTTATCACTCATACTTTATTATACAAGATTGTACTAGAGCTGTCAAGTACTATGTTCGTTTGTTAATATTGACTTCTGATGTTAGTTCGCCGATTTTTTTGTATGCTTTATATTTTGCTTCTTCTAATATACGCACTTCGTTACGCAACATTTTATTTTCTTCTTCTAACGCACGACATTGCTTGTTAAGATCAATAAGTTGTCTACGAAGTTGTTCTTCTAAAGTGTCGTTAAGGGTTATATAATCGTCGTTCATCGTTTTCCCATTAGTCTAAGATTAAGAACAAAATTTTCAACTAACAGTTTAACAATAATTGCACGACTTGTCAAATCTTCTAAGTCCATTTCGAGAACATGAGCAGCCATCATAATATACGCTTGTTCTTCTGAAATATTTAAATCTCCCCAATCAATTGGGTCAAATTCTGCACCTTCCTTTGCAAGTATTACAAGATTACGAATTGCTTCGTCATCTATTTCAAACATATTAGTCATTATTATCCTTAACTAAGTAATAAGTATTTACTAGTTTTTCCATAAGACTCTTTAAAGTTAGATTAGCTTCGGCTTTTACACACAAATCTTCCCATTCAGAATACGATAAAAATTTTCCAGTTGCTTTTGCTATACCTACCGGGTCGCCACCGACAATCCATCTAGGTATAGTATTATGAGGAGCATCTCTATACTTTGCATACACAACACCGTTGGCTCTTTCGTATATAAGAGCTTGACCTGGAATTAATTTATTTGGTTGGTTGGCCAATAGTGCGTCTCCATATATCGTCGTGATTAAACTCAGCCCAATAAAGTTCAAATGCAACGCCATCTTCAACACCTTCAAATTGATGAAACTTTCCTGGCTTAACTTGTGTAAAGTCACCTGGCTCTAGTATAGTTTCATCTACAAGACCTGTTTGTTCTTCGTCTTGCCAAACACGCACAATCATTTTTCCTGACTCTACAAAAAAGCCATTCCATTTAAATTTATGCATATGTTCGCTGCACTGATATCCTTTTTTATATTCAATGCGATGAAACTCTAATACACCATTTGCATGGATCAGTTCTGTTTGACCCCATATTTTTCCTGCTTTCATTTTTCGGTCCTTCTAAAATAATTTTGAGTAATCTATACACTCACTTTGTCTACTAATGTCTTTTACAAAATATGCACATGGCGGTTCCGGAGTATTATTTAACGGCACTGTTAATAGCTGTCCGTTTTTTAATTTAGGAAAATACCATTTAACATCGTTGTAAAAATTTAATATTTTTATGTCCTGGAAATCAGTTTTAAACCCTGTTAAAGGATTAAAGACAAAGGCTTCAAAGCCTCTATCATTTAAACTAGTTAACGGAAGTACTTCTAGATCTAAGCCGCTATAATGATCTCCAACCACAACACTCCAATCTAACGGCATTGTGATTTCTTTCCCACCAATATCTAGTACCATTGCTGGTGCTGAAAAACTTTCTAAAAAGACTAAAGGTATGAAAAAGAAATCTGGGTTACTTGGATCTGAATTATCTAAAACACTAAATCTTACATCATCTTCTAATTGTTCTGGTAAGTCTTCTAGCATAAAACATCTATTTTCTAAAGTTAATATTCTCATTTTAATTCCAATCTATTTTTTCTATTGTAAAGGGATATTGTGCTTCTTTATAGAATTTTTTTCTTTGTGTTAAATGTCGCTTTGCAAATTTGCACGTTGAAGTTATATCCCAAATTTGCACAAAGTCTTTGTCCTTTGCCTTTCTTACGCCTCTGCCTATACTTTGTATTACTCTAACAAATGATTTGCCGGGTTCTATGAGAACCAAGTTAAATATTCTAGGTATATTGATACCAACAGCAGCAACGCCGTAAGTAGCAATAACCACGTGGTTGGTTCCTTCGTTGATTTCGTCATATGCTTCTTTTCTGTCCTTGAGTTTTACATCTCCTTTTACAAAAACACTACCTGGTATAAGTTCTTGTAATTTTTCGCCTGCACTAATTCTGTCTACTAGAATTAGAGTATTGCCTGTTTCCTTTACTCCATTTAAAAGTTTGCCTATGTATTCTATTCTTGCATCATCAGTTACTAGATACTTTAGTTCTGATTGATAATCTCTATGTTCTACCACATCCATTAACTGACAAATGTTAACATGACACTGTGACAGAACTCCTTTGTCTTGTAGTTCTTTTGCAGTAATGTTACCTATTACAGGTCCTAAACTTGCATGGATACTTTCAAACTCAAATGCCTCTTTGGGTACAGTACCAGTTAGTCCCCACCGTATCGGAGCATTACGTAGGTTGCGTGTAAGCAAGTTTTTAAGTACTTCTGCTTTTGCTTGATGTACTTCGTCAACAATAATTGTGCTTACACCTTCTAGGAACTCTGCTAGACTTAGTACGTCTTCGTAGTTTTTACTTTTCTTGTCTAAAATATTTAGACTTTGCCAAGTACATATTGTATGAGTCTTGCCTATTTCTTTTCTATCACCAAAGTATACTCCTACATCAAGTCCACAGTTAAGGTAATCCTCTTCGGTTTGTGTCACAAGAGATTTATTAGGTACAATAACAAGGCTACGCCCATAAGGTTCTGTGATATGACTTAGTGTTGCTGTGGTAATTGTCTTACCTGCGCCAGTTGCAATTTCTTGCAGGCTTTGCGGGTGCTTTAAAAAGTTGTTAATTGCTTCTACTTGATAATCTCGCAGAATGATTTCTTCGCCTTCTGCCGGATGCCCCTTGGGCCATACAACGCCTTGATCAGCCCAGTAGCGTTCTGTAATAGTTGGAAAATCTAATTTTATTGGATCTCTTTTATCTTCAATATCAGTAATTTCAACTCCGCTTTTATTTAAAATATCGCAGATTACATCAAGATGATTTACGTAGCCAGTGCCGCCAATACCAAAGAACGCAACTTTGCCGTCCCAGCGACCTAGTTTGTACTGGGGCATATATCGTGCATAAGGAACTTCAAACTTTAATGCGTTTGAAAGTTTGCGCCTTATGTCAACAGGAAGGCCTTCAAGTTTTACATTTACTTCGTCTTCAACTATTATTCTACAACTGGTCATAGTTCCTCAAGAGCATCATTATACCCATAAGTTGTTCTGTTATACTTAAACATTGCACTAGGCTGATTATCATAATGTATAATCAAGTCTGAGTTTAAAGTGAACTTACTTACTTTATCAGTTAACCTAAAACTGTCGCACAACACGACTGCACTAGGAATCCAATTTTCTTTTATTAAAGGTTTTGGTACATTACTTCTACTAATATACACTATTTTTGTATTTTCTGCAACCGGATTATTTAAATTTGTTTCTTGTACAAACGTATTGAAAATTTTACCTTCATTAGATGCATTATCTAATCTAAAAAGCACACTTACGTCTTTGTTGCTTACAAAATTATTAAAACTTTGGTAAAACAGATTCAAATGGTCAAATGGAATGTTTGTTTCGTCTATTAGAATTGCAAGGGGGAATCTATCAAGTTCTGCTAAACTAAATGCTAATTCATCAATTTTCCATGACTGAGGTTTTATCAAAATGTTTGCTTTGTTTCTGTGAATAATTTTCCTAGTAAGCACAGACAAATCCTTTTCGCTTTCTATAAGGTCATTTGAATCTAAATATTCTAAACCTAAAAGTTTTTGTCTATCTTTAAACATATAAAGATTTGCAATGTTTGGATTTCCGTAATTAGATTGCATATAATCTAAAGAACTTTGTATTATATTTTTAAATTGTAAATTATAAATTCCAGGAATAAAATTATCTTGATTGTCTACAATTTCTTTGAGAGCTTTATAAT